ACCTGACCTTCCATCACTGCAAAACGACCATGATTTTGCATATACATATTGTCGAGTAATGATCGTTGCAATGTACTCTTCATAAGCTGAAGATCCATTGTCAAATCTGCCATAGACAAACCAAAAAACTTATGCGGAATCTTTATTGGGGTCAAGGTTGCAAAAGGTTTACGATCTACTGGCTCTTGGTCCAAGATAAGGTTGCCAGCTGTAACCACACGAATAAGTTCAGCAATACCGTCACCGTCCTGATCAGACTTTAGGTAACTTTCGTAAACCCAGATTTCCCTTAGCGCTTTTTCTGTACTTTCCCGTCCTAAATTACTGGAGTTATCAAACTCGTATCGCGCAGAACTTTCAGATGTAAGCTCATGGTTGTCGCCACCAATCTCGTCTTCATCAAAATCAAAGCCCATTTCACGAAGCTCTGAAATTGTTTTCTTAGATCGATGGCAAACAAATCGAGCATCCTCAATAGATTTTGCTTCGCGAGAAATTAAAAACTCTTCTGGAGGTACATTTTCAATTTTAACTCGCCCAGTAGTCACCACTCGGGTGATCACGATATCGTGAGTAACCTCTAAACCTTCGGTATTTGCGGTGTGTTCAATTACCTCGACCGAGTCCGGAGCAATAAGCGCCTCCAACTCAAGGTCAGTTAAATCACTATATGTTTCGCGATCATTTTCGTCAGTCTCATCCCACCAGCACTTTACAATCCCGTTTTTTTGCAACAATGCATCCGTAAACCACGAATACATAATTTCAAACCCAGGATTATCTTTTGTAAAAATATGATTGATGTAGTCAGAAGCTTGTTCAGCTGCCGGAACATCTTCTGGCCCTGTAGGATGAAACTGTACAATCTTGTCACCAGACGCAAACACTCGCATAAGCGAAGGTTTTATCCATTCGATGGTATCAGCGACACTGCTATCAACAATCTGCGATCGACCTTCTATCTCGTTACCAAAAGGCAGCCCGTAGTAATACTCCATCGCAAGTCTGCGTTGATCAGACAGCTCATCGTCGTAACCAAGAGACTGAGTGATCTCTGCATCTATTCTTGCTTTTAATTCATCCATTTATAAATCCATTCTCAGGGAAGCAAGCCAAAGGTTGTTGGCGCTACCGTTTCTGATGTTGCTGCACCAGATTGTGTTCCAGTGGGAAAATATTGCGTGTAATACTTTAGAAGTCTTGCGCTTTCAGCGTCTAGATCTGCCCAGTTATCTTCTGGCGCAACGCCTGGATTTTTTGACGCCATAGTGTCAAAGAAATCTGGCTGCTGATAAGAAGCTAAAGCTGCAGGAGCGTAATGGACATCCAATAAACTTTTAGCAGCTATTTCATCTGGACTGACAAGTTCTGCGCTGCCATCTGGGTATACATAAAGTTGTGGCGCGTTTGAACTGTTCATTACGTTATTAGTGTAAAGTGATTTTTCGGGAATAAATCCATACCCTTCTGGAACAAGTTCTCCTTGATTGAAAAACTGGGTTCCTCTTACTTGTGTACCAGTATCAGGGTCCCATTTCTCGGCTTCATACCCAGTTTCATAATTAGGCACATAACCGGCGTTTGTCATAATGTTATACATATCGGGATTGTTAGCATATTCGCCAGGCTGGGTAATATATTCACTATCACTTCCAACTAGTAACCCTGCAAACGGATTAACGACGCCGTAGTTGCTTGCCACAAAATCGTCAGCACCAGTGCCGCTAAATCCGAAAGCAGCTAACTCTTCAGCGGTCGTTCCGCTACTAAAAGGAATGACGCTGGCGGCTAAAGAATCTTCTAAAAATTGTTGATTTTTTAATCCTTGCCACCGATCGATATAGTTAGTTGTATCTTCGTAGTTACCGATTAGATTCTGAAAAGGATTTCTTGAACTGTTTATCGTATTTTCCCCAACGCCTTGCACAGTTGTCCCGTCATCCAGATTTTTATATGAATAGGGGCCAACCCTTGCCTGACCCATCTCAACCAACAAGGGATTTCCGTAAGGATAAACGCGAGCTTTGTAATGCGCTCGGGGAGCAGCTGGCTCCGGTGTCTCTGGCGTTGCCTCTGGTGGCGGCGTACTTGGTTCGGGAGAAGGCGGGGGCGGCTGCTGACCTCCTATATTCGGAGGAGGAGGATTTCCACCACTATTACCCGATAACAGTCCCCGTATGGGGCGCGGCCAACCACTTACATTAGCAATATACTCAGAGCCGCCTTCGGGCATCAGGGATTGCGCGAGCATCCCCGTATAAAAATCTTCGTCTTCTAAAATTCTACCTGCGTTCATACTATTCCCAATTGCGGATATTTAAGTTCCCTATCCCAAACTGGATTTTTTCCCTCTGTTGAGAACCGGAGTGACATTACGGCATATCGTGTTGCCGACATAAGATCATCTCTAAGCGCGACAATCTTTCCTTCTTTTCTGTGATACATCCTAAATTCTTCCCACCAATCACTTTGTGTTGCAAATACTTTGAACTGGTCTTTTTCCATTCTATGCAACATTTCCATGATCCCAACTTCTACAGAATTACCGCCTTTCTTTTCCCCGAGTGCCGGAGGATTTTCAAAATGAAACGGAAGTAGATTGCAGCCTAAAGTCCGATACTGTTCCGCAAGACCTGGGTTGCCCATCGAATCTTTTCGGTGACCATCGTGAGGCCAGACGATGTTCCACGGTCCTCTTGTTTTGATGGTTGCTGCATGAACGTGTGGCGGGGCTTTGCTTTGTCGATAGGTGTCGTATACATAAACGCAATCCTCTTCTCTATCCCACGCTACCCAAACAACAGCTGTGGGATGATCCCAACCAAAATCTATTGCAGCAATACGAGGCCATTCTTCTGGCAACGGGAAAGGTTCTACAACTAATTCAGACTCATTTACCGGAAAAACTAGCCCACTACCGATAGATGGTCTGCCGTGTTTCCGCATTTCTCTTTCGTGAGGGGAGTATGCAGACAAAATCTGAGCCATAATTTGCTCATTTAGATGACCTTTTGCCCCACTTAAGGTCGTAATTTTTTCAGACGCATCATCCCAAGTGGCGTTATCCAAGGATTGACCTACTTGTAGGTTGTTCATAAAACTTGCAACCGTTTCAGTCATTCCGTTCTCAGGCGTGAAGGTCATATACACCATGCCCCTTCTATCCAGCGTTCGTGTAACTGCCTGTGAATAAAGTTCCCTGCTAGGTTCCTCGTCAAGCCAAACGCAGTCCACAGATCGACCCTGCCATTTATCCACGCCCATTTCATAGGCTTTAAAGAATAAAGACGAATTCAGACCCGATTTGTGTTTAACAAGAACAACGGATTTTGCATTTGGAACCCCTGGCTTTCTCTCACTTTTCACAATGCAAGATTTTGGTATCGAGCCAGTGCCAAAAGCTTCGGGATCGTCAGGAGAGCCTAGTAATTCTGCTTGGACAATGTCTCTCGTAGTTTCGTTAGAAACACCACCCGCCCAAGCTGTAATGGGTTTATGGAAGACGCGCCCTTTCCACCAATCCGGATATATTCCTGTCAGGTGGTAGGCCATCTCCATAGCCCCGCAGTAGGACTTGCCGATTCGGTTAGCCGCCATAAGCAACCGCTGGTTGGCTTGGCTACCTGTTTCGTGAAACCTCTGCTGATAAGGGTAAGGGTCGTAAGCGTAAAGACGCTCGAACCGTTCCCGATCTTTTATAATCTTCGCAAGCTCTACGGCTTGGACAAGCCTAGCCGAAGAAGTCATCCAATCTTTTATTTGTGTTCGAGTCAGGATCTCCCTTGTAATGATGCTTCACATACAAGTCTCTCCCAGACCCCCCTTCCAAATACGATCTAATTTCTGCGTCACTGCCTTTATCTTCCGTCAGGTGAGCAAAAAAGAGTGCTTTTTGGTCATCAGGAGATAAGTCGAGAATAGATTCTGCGTCTTTTATTCTTTGGGGAATGCTCCCCGTTATATTTTTGAGCCTGTTTTTTGCGGTGACAAAGGTGTCATCGGTCAATTGGTAGATGCCTTTGGCCGACGATTCAGGATTACGAAGGTTTTTCCCGTAGCTGCTTTCCACGCCGCTTACGACATTAGCAAAGTCATTCAAACGAGATGCGTTTATGCCGAGGCGTTCCGACACTTTCCCCAAAATTTGATCATTAAGGCTAACTTCCCGCTCGATACTGGCGCTTAGTGATTTTGAATACTCTGTTGCATCCCACATATTTGGGAACACCATGTAATCTTTCATTTCCATTGCCTCTTGAATAGCACGGTCATTCGGTAACTTTTCAAGCCCAGGGGATCTCCAGCGAATTGTCGGGTACAACATTGCCTTTGACTGGTAAGGCTGTTTTGCATTGGGCAAAAGACCCATCGGATGCGTCCCTGAGTAAACAGTTTGCATCTGGCCTGTATCTTTATCTGGATGCCACATCTGATTAACGACGGGAGAGTTTGTTTGGCCCTTGGCACGGCGCAGCCAAAAAGGCTCTTGGACCATTGGTTTACCGTACAGTGGATTCACTGGAGGATTGGTTCCTCAAAACCCATCAAATTAGCCAGCTCTGCTTTCAATTCGTCCGTGGTTTTATCGTCATAAGTGACGGTCTGCTCTACCTTGTCGGTAGGCTTGTAACCAGAACGATCCAGAATATCCATCACCGCCTTCAGCCTGACCTGTTCTGATTGGGCGTTTTTCGCCAACTCCTCCAAAAATCCCACCGCCATAGGGGCAAGACCCTGCACCCTCTTCCGAGTCTCCTCTTCTATCTCTACGGCAAGTTTTTTTCTTAAATTTGGCCCGTTAACATCCGCAGCTTTCGGCGAATATCCAGCCATCTTGTATGCCTGTGTCGCATTACCCGTCAAAACGTAGTATTCGACAAATTTGGCTTGCTTCTCTGTATTAATCATATGTACCTCTGAGAGGCTCTGTAACGCCCGTGGTGCAACGTTAATGGTTTAGGAATGGTAACCTCTAGGGTGTCGTTATTTTTCAATACAAGACACACATTAGTTGTCATTAAGATGGTCCTAGTAATAGAGAACCCCCGTGTGTGACCGTGGGATGTCTACCGTTTATTAGGTATTGCTTATAGAGGTTCTATTTTCCCCTCCGGTTTGCGTGGAGGATATTGTTATTTTTTATTTATGGCGCATGGGGTGGGTGGGGTCCGGCCGTGCCCCTATGCCCCCCTTTTACGCGGGCGGCGCTGTCTGAATGCGCTGCTGTGCCCTGTATCCCCAGCAACTAACGCCAGTTGTTTTGACTGGGGCCGATTGTGGGACCAATGCGCCCCAGCTGGCGACGGGCGGCGGCTTGTCCGTCTGCTGCCCCTGTCGTTGCTGCCCGAGCTGGGAAAGTTTGGCGGGCGTGTGTGTGCGTTAGAAG